AAGTAGTCTCTACTTTTGCTTGTTTTATTTCCATTAGTCTGTTTTCTCCTTTAATATATTGAGATAACTAATACCAAACACCACACCATCTGATACGGTGCCTGCTGTAGTATAAGATAATACAGTCCCGCCCTCTAAAATTAAAGGTAGAGTTAATACCTCAACGCTAGTAGCAGCTGTTAATGTTTGTGTATTTACTATCTCAAATGCGTTGTTTTTAATAGTTACATTTGGTGTATTAGAACCCGATTTATTTGTAACTCTTAAAGATTTTATAATAATAGTTTCGTTAACTCCTGGCGAAAGCATTGATACTGTCTCAGCAGCCGTTGTTGTTTTACCGTAAAATTTATATTGGTTTACTACTGCCATTATTCTAAAAAGAAACTTTTAGCTTCTATCTCTTGTTTAACTTCATCTTGAAATGAAGAGTTTAATTTTGTTATTACACCATCTAAATCTCTAACTAATGACTGTAAATTTTGTCGACTATATTCTTCTTCTGCTCTAGTTAATGATTGTACAATTTTAGCCATTATAAAATACTTGCTAGTCCTCCGTTTTTGTAAGAAATTGAAAACTTACCTCCAATGTTTTGACCATCAGTTGAAATACTAAAAGGACCTCTGTTATAACTTAAATCTTGTAGTTGCATATCTGGACTTATATTTGCATTAAAATTACCTGCTTTTAAATTAGTTCCTGTAATACCTTGATCTGTAAAATCTACATCATAATTAATTGGACCAAGTTCTCCTGTTAGATTACCTTCTGCTGTAAGGTCATCATTATCTAAAATATTGTTAAAACCAATTTTACTATATATTGAAGCGTAATTTCTAGGGTCTGTGTAATCAAATGTAATGCTAGGATCTTTAGTTATAAGATCTGTTGTTAATATATTTTTGTCGCCCGAATTAAATGAGAGTTGATTATTATTACCATAACTTTGGTCTCTGCCAGACTGATTAGCTGATGAATCATAAGATCCTACAGAGTCTGATCCATATTGTGATTCAGCATCTGTTCTACCACCTACTTTATAATTTACTCTACCACCTGTAGCAAATGAACCCATTTCTGAAGCTGTACCAGATCCACCCATAAAATCTTTGTCTTGTGAAAAATCAGATTGATATCCACCAGTACCAGCAGCTTCGTTTTCTCTTGCTCGTTGAGTTGTAGCCGCTCGTTGTGCATTTTCTAAAGCTTCAGCTTCTGCTTTTTGTCGTTCTCTATAAGCTGTACCAAACATTGCAGTAGGCCCTAACAAAGAACTAAGACCAATTTTAGCAAGTGCAGTTTTGTTAATTGTTGGATTATTCATATTATCTATTGCTTCTTGTTCTTCTTCTGACATTGCTAAAGAACCGTCACCTTCTAAACCTAATCCAAAATCATCTGAAGTTGTGCTTTGATCTGCGCTTTCAGTGACATTAAAGCCACCGCCACCACCACCACCTTGATTAATTGGTGGATAAATATATGGCATTGGTGCTTGAGACATTATTCCAGATTTAGATAAATCATTAAAATCTAATCTATTAACTTGATTATTATTTCCTAGACCTAATCTATATCGTTCTTGAGGTATGTATTGTAAACCTCCTGCGTACAGATCCTGGTCTGCTTGATTATAAAAACTTGGTCCTGCCATTATCTTCGTCCTCCGGGATGTATATCTAATCTAAATGTACCTAACTTCCAATCCTGACTTGCTGCAGTATTAGATACTTTTAATGCAATAGATCTTGCCCGTAATCTTGTGTCTTTTTTTGTAGTAGATGATGTTATATCAAAATTTGAAGTGGTTGAAGAACTATTTGGATAGGTTCTAGTTACAAAACTTACCCTAGTAGATCCTGTTTGTGCAATAAAATCTGGTATAAATCTACTAATTCTCATTATAAATTCTCCATCTCCTCTAAGATCTGGCATACCGACAGTTGTTCCGGTGTTACTTCTTCTTTGTGTAATGTCAAAGTCACCAGAAGTAATTGAAGCAAGAATAGCAGTTACTGCTCCACCTGCATCTATTTGATCGGTCCCTGTTTCCTGTTCATAGTATATTGTACATCCATCCGTATTACCAATAACGTCATAAGAAGAATTACTATTTGGATTATAATAAGTTGCATGGGGTTTCTCAAAAACTGATGAATCTTGCCAGGCCGCACGAGCTAGACTTCCTGTTGTCCATATAGGTCGTTTAGCATTAGAGTCTAGATAATTATATGTTACCATTCTATCAATAACATTTGATCCTGCTGTACAATAAAACCATGTTACTTCACCAAATAAATTATTTAAACCTACATTAATTAAATCTCTTGATGTAGTATTTAAGTCATCATAAACATAGTCTTCTACCAAACAAGGTAAAGATTTTAACTGACCATCATACATAAAGAAGCCATTCTCAGACATCCAATAAGCTGTACCGTCAACTTCAATACATGCATTTTTACCTATCAAACCACAGTTAGTTCCAACTTGTTCAAATGAAAAAGTAAAAGGTTGACCAACAAATTTCATAAGAAACAATGCAGTGTCTGTCCAAACGTAGATTGCATCTCTACCTTTAATAGCTCCCATAATTCTAGAACCATCAGCAAGTCTCTGTGTACCTGCGGTATTGTTTGCTTTAACTACATAAGAATCTGTTTGATCAATACTTTCTTGAGACGAAAATCTTATAAACATATCGTCTAATGTACTGCTTGATCCTACGGTTGTTTCTGTTCCAAAAAATACCAAGTGTCTGTCTGGTGTAGATACCAATACATGACGTGATGCTGTAGGAGCATTAGGTAATAAAGTTGCTCTAGTTGCTGTTGCGGTTGAAGGGGCAGCATCCCATTCAAAACATGCGCCGTTATATATAAGAGCAATTAATTTTGTTCCATAATTATCTAATACCCATAGGCCGGGATCAATTGTAAAGTCTGCAGAAGAAGCTTCTCCCCATGCAACAAAATCTGATATGTTGGTTACTGTCTCTCCAGAACTATGGGCTGCTCTTGTAGTTCCGTTAACTGCTCGAGATCCTCCACTCAAGGTCCCTGTTCCCGTGTCATTGTTTGTAAAACTAATGTCTTCCGATCCAATTCTAATTTCTCCTGAAGCAGGAAACGCTGTAGTATCTGCTAACACTACAGTAGTAGTGGCATCGTCTGGAAGCGTTGTCGATAATGTAGAGGTTGCTGGTCCGTTAGCTGTACCTCCATACAAAGCTGTACCCCAACCAAAACCGCCTAACTGTTGAGAAGGCCCTACATTATAGTAACATAAAACAGAAGTACTGTTGCCATCACTTGTAGTTAAGGGAGTTCCTGATTCTGTGCTTGCTGCGGTAATTGTAAAAGTTGTAGCGGACGGGACTGAGGTAACCATATATTTTACATCTTCAAAAGTAGCGTTGGTATATGTGGATGATCCAGTTACACCAGTTACACTGTCAAATAAAACAATATCATCTTCTAATAAACCATGAGCCCCGGTACATACTACTGTGACTGTTGTTGATGATGAGCTACTTGTAAATTTAGCGCCTGTTAAAGTTTCTCTAATTGGGTGAATATCGTAATAGGTTCCACCAGAATATACGTATAAAATTCTATTAGTTCCAATAGCAGCGTATTTAATTCCAGCGTTATTGTCCCAATGATGCAAGGCTCTCGCCGCACCAGTTAATTTATCATTACCTAATTGAGACCAACCACCTATTTTTTCTGGAGTTCCGTATCTAAAACGTACATTATCCCCATCAAACCATTGCCCTTCAGCTCCAGTCTCGGTGACTTGTTTATTAAATCCAGGGGCAAATCCTAATTTTTGTAGCATAGTTTGACCATAATACAAGGTTTTTAATTTTTTGGTAGTCCTTATTTAAAAGGAGACAGGGGGTATGTGGTGGTGCCCTGTCTCCATCTAAATATTATATCATCGTTTAAACCAGGAAGGAAGACCTAAATGCGGACGTTTGTCAAACATATTATCCTTCGCTCCTGGTGTTTTACGATTATTATAATGCAGAAAAACTTGTATACATTCTTTGCCTTTGAATTTTTCTCTCCAATGTTCTAGTTCACAACCAGAATAAACTAACATATCTCCTTGTTTAAGATTTACCTTAATACCTTTCATACCTTCTTTACCGGAAGGCTCAAGATATATTGGCCAATCATTACCGGCAAGATTCATAGTAGTAGATATCTCACAACTAAATCTATCTTTGTGTCTTTTTAATTCATCACCTGTTTTATAAATTCTTGCATAAGTATAAGCTGGGTATAATTTAAGTTTAGTAGCTTTCTCCATTTTAGGCTGACATTTTAACATTAAAGTCTCCATAGCAATGTTTGCGTATTGAACATATGTATTAGGTATCTGTTCATCCATGCCTTCGTAATGACCTATAATATTCTCAAAAGGTGATATATATCTGTGTGCTCTACAAGTATCATAAACTTGTTTCTGCATCAAAAAACAGTTTGCAATAAACGAAGCTAATTCTTTTGATATTGCTTGACGTATAATTGTATATTTATTTTTTTTAAAACTCATAGATTTAAATCCACATCTTCAAAATTAGAATTAAAAGATATAATAACTTTTTTATTTTTTGTTTTGTTTAAAGGAGAGGTGTGTATTGAATTAGCAGGCAGTGTCAATAGTTGTCCTTCTGCTACTTTAAAGTCATCAATTATTTTTTTCGTTACCACATCATAGACTTGTGTCTTTACTGATTTATCCGGCAAACTTATATAATAAATGTTAGTGTAATTTGCTTTTGCATGTGTGTGCCAAGTATGTGTATCGTTTTTACCATACACTTGAAACCAGCCATTAGAAATATTCCAATCTCTACACTTTAACTTTTTAGCCATTGTATCCATGTATGGTGTAATTATATCATAAAAATAATCTAAATACTTTCTTTTATATTCTCTTGGTAAATTCCAATCAGTTTTAGATATAGTGTTTAAACTAGAGTCAGGCATTAAATCTATTAAGTCTAAAAACTTTTGTTTTATTTTTTTATGTTCTTTTATATCTGTAACAATGTAATACGATTTTATTTTAAAAAATTTCATATTAATTCAAACCAGCCCGTTGTTATTATTTTTTCTTTATCTGTTATCTGACCTTTGTGGGTATGGGTAAAATCTGTAGGCCAAATTAAAGTTAAACCTTTTATAGAAGGAGTAGTAATTTTTTGGTATTTAAAAACAGTGCCTCCTTCATCTATGTCATTTAAATAAGTCATAAAAACTAAAACTCTTCCAGCATGTTCAAAACACCTTCTTTCAAA